GGTATGATTCTCAGATCCCTGATTGCATCAAGTGGTTCATCGGTTCCACGGAAAGCAAAGATGTTGTCTTTAACAAGCACCTCAATATTGGCTTCTTCAAACGTAGCCTCCTGGTAACACCTTGCACAGAGTTGACTTAACTCTTGATGACTAGCCATTAGGTAATGCTCTTTCTTCGGGATCACGCTCACAATCTACATGGTCTGAACTTTTTGTGATTGTGAATGCCCCATCAACGAATGGGATACCGGAGGGAAGCGTGACACTGTATTCACGTTCACCACACAATGGTACGGCGGAACAGGCTGGAAGAAATAAGATAATCGCTAAAAGAAATGTTTTCATGTTATTTACTCAAATAGTGTTGTGTTTTGGTTAACCATTCTTGGGATGCAGTAAGCTGTAATATTCTGGTTCTTCGTATATCTTTTATTCTTTGGTGCCATTCTTCCTTCCTCTATCGCTAAAGCAAATTCGTTACATCTATACACACTTTTAAATAGCATACGGTTATCTGATATCGTTTCACCATTTACAAGAACAACCAGTAAAAAAGCAATAATCATTCAATCTGGACTATTCTCCACTATCCAAACAAACGCCCAGACAAATGCCATAAAGACTACCCATGCAAATGCTACGGTGCCTGCGAGGTTTAAATTTTTCCGTATCTCTTTCCTTCTAAGTTTTATCTTGGCAACTTCTTTTTCATGCGCTAACCTGCTTTCTTCCATGCGGTTTTTAACGCTTGTATATAAATCTCCTTGGCCTTGTATCAGGCAGATGTCCTTAAACTGTCTATCAAAATTCTCTAACTGTCTCTTTGCAGACTCCATTGCAAGAGCTTCTTTATAGCTCATTGCACCAGCTTTTGAACGCTCTACATCTCTGTACTTTTCGCTTGCTTCACCCCACTTTCCTACTAATGATTGCAAACTAGCAGCATGTCCGGCACTTTCTTTAAGGGTACTTAGCCCTTCATTAAGAACCTTTAGGGCTGACAGTACGGCTGCTACCTCTCCGATCATGCAGCACCTCTAAAAATCTTTTGAAAGATATATTGCCGCTAAAATAAATGGATACATTGCCCAGATCAGACCTTCCAGTCTCGCCATACGCGACGACCCCCGGTCTAACCGTTCTTCTATAGCTTTAAACCGAAGCGCACATTCTCTTTCATGGGTTTCGATTTTGGATAATGCATCTTGTTCTGTCATTCCTTTGCTTTACCGATATTAATCGCCAGCATATCAATTACTTTATATGCTTTAGCGACCAGAGAGTCGTCTGTAGGAGTAGGGGTTAAAGCAGCAATAGTGCTACATGCAGCAATTATTGCAGTAACAATATTTAATAAATCTATTAATTGGTCCATAAAAATTTATCCTATATGTCAATTTCTACCCAAGATTCAGAATCTTCATCCCATCTATGAGGTTGACCGCCAGTCGGCATTGGTTTAGTTGGAGAAGGATAATTAAATTCTACCCAAGATTTAGAACTTTCATCCCAACTATAAATTTTTCCATCATCTGGCATTTCAGTCGGAGGTTCCCATCCATAACTTTCAGAATTTAATATCCAGCTATCGTAAGGTTTTGCGTCATAAAATCCTGTTCCATCATAATTCCCACCAACTGCCGCAAAATTTTTACGCTCTCTTGCTTCGTCACCTGTAATAATTGATTGATCATCAGCAGCTTTTCTTGTTGCCCTGGTTCCTCCATTACCATCATCTTCAGTGGCTTCTACATAATAAATGCCGCCATTCATATTGTATGATGTTTTTACCCAGTCACCTTCTAATGTAGAAATATGATCTTCATCTGCAACAATTACTTGTTGTACGATGCCATCAACAACCAATGCATAATGCGCCATCTATATCTCCTATGCTACATAAGTCCCAGATGAGTTAAAGGTATGATAGGTATAACCGCCTGCAGAAGTTACAGTTCCTCCAGTTCCTTGTTGAGTGCCAGAATAACGCAAGATAACAACTCCAGACCCACCATTACCTGCAACATTTGAACTAGGTCCACTCAAAGCTCCTGCTCCTCCACCTGAATTTGCTGGAGAGGCTGAACCATTCCAGTTTGCTGCTCCTGCTGTACCACCTCCAGATCCACCGGCTCCTTGGGTTGAATAAGAATTTGGAGGACCACCAAATGGAGCATTGTAATACGCCATGGCCCCTCCGCCTCCACCTGCGCGGGTAGTGCCAAGTGATTGCCAATCTTTTCCTCCTCCACCAGCACCTGCTTGCGGAACGTAATAAGGAGGTGCAGAAGGATAAAATCCGCCATTGAGTCCTGCAGCGCCTGCTCCACCGCCACCGCCACCCATAACATAAGCACTAGATACAAAACCCAAGCCTCCATCATTTCCTTGGCCAGAAGTACCTGATCCTCCAGGGTTTGAAGAACCATAAGCAGTGCCGCCAGATCCGCCACCTGACCCGCCTGCTAGACCACTTAAAGTAGAACTAAAACCATTCCCTCCACCGCCACCGCCAGTTGCAGTGCCAGAAGAAACAGTTCCTAGAATACTATTGCTGCCAGAGTTACCTTGTCCTTGAACAGCCCATGGGTGCGCTGCTCCTCCAGCGCCAATGGTTACAGTATATGAAGCATCAGGAGTAAAAGTTTCTGAAGCTTCTAAATGCCCTCCTGCTCCACCTCCACCATTTGCTGTGTTGAGACTTTTACCGCCACTAGCGCCTCCGGCGAGAACAAGATACTCAACAGTATAAGGCTCTCTTGGCGCGGCACCTCCGGCCAGCATCATCATAATTCCAGACATTAGCTTAGATTCCCGCTGATGGCACAAACTGTGCCGCTTATAAATAAAATGGTCGCTATGCCACGAGTTTTTAAGGTTGCAGTTGCTATGTCAGAATCTTCTCCAGCTTTGTATGCAGTAGTAATAGTACATGTAATAGTTATATTACCTGTCGTATTGTTGAATATGCTGATTGCATCTCCCGCACTAAAAGTTGAATTGGGGATAGTAATAGAACCACCTGACCCAACTTCAATAAAGTTTCCAACATCTCCTGTTGCTAATGAATATGAACCAGTCTTGGCTGAACCGCTTTGCGGTATTGCCCTGACTGCGCCATCTCCATCAGTCATACTGCCTGTAACTGTTAGATTCCCGGCAGATGACAAAGCCATTTTTTCTGCTGCAGCTTCACTAGCTGCGGTCTTAAAGCTTAACTTTGTTGCATTGCTTGTTGCGCTAAAGTCTCCTTCCGATACCGCTTCAATACCTGCAGCAACCAAGTTGGCATCAGAGCCAGTGCTTTCATCTGGTGCTTGAAAATCTACTTTACCAATTACATCATCAGCAGCTATATCCACTTCAGCAGTCTGTAGTGTTAATGCCATAGGGCTGTCATCAGTTGTCACAGTTCCCTTTAAAGTAATTGCGCCAGCTTCTGTCAATGAAATAATCGGAGTTGTACCTACAGCAGATCCCAGACCGACAATCAAATCATCGGCTGAATCATCCAGGCCAATATAAAAATCCTGTGCATGCCCATCAAAAACAATCTTTACATCTTCTGCCTCTGCGTCCCCAAGAGTTAAGGTAGGCGTTGTTCCGGCAATTTGAAAGGAATCTGAAACAACAACATCAGTCATTGCATCAATCACTGCGGCCCCACTACCTGCACCATCTAGGTAAACAAGTCTGGTTTTCCCAGTACCTATAGTAACTGTTGCGCCACTACCTTGTTTGACTGTAATACTTTGTGAACCACTAGTTGCATTTTCTATAAACATAACCCGAGAGATAGTATTCGGGGCAATTGTAAGTTCTCTGGTAGCAGTTAAACTTGCGCTGCTGGTTACTTTAAAATATAAAGCTCTAGCTGGATCAGCAGCACCATCGGCAACTGTAGTCGTAGCATTTGCGTCACTACCAAAACAATCCTGGGTATTATAACCAAGACCATCCGCAATTAACTCGAGGTTGGTATTGGTGCTTGTGCCCCAGGTGCCTGATTCATCACCAGTGGCAATTTCTTTTAATCTTAAATTATTGACATATGTAGCCATTTATTAACTCCCTATTGTCGGTTGAGTATCAGGAAAATCTGAAGTTGAAGGCCAGTCTCTTAGTTTCTGACGATACTCGGTTAACGAATCTTTGTCTGGATGATCTGGAAGCAACATCAAAAGGTCTGTTCGTTCTAGTTCAGAGTTACGCCACACCCTAGCCATCGTAGATTCAGTTACTCCACTTTCAGCGGGAGCGAATTCCTCGTAATGATCAAAGTTTTCTTTGATCCATTCTTCTGAGCCTTTAATTCTTGGGTTGGTGATATTGCCATCAGCGTCTTTGATTACATAGGTTTTCATTTTTTTCTCCTATCACCACGGGAGGTACTGGATAATAATTATCCCGTCGCCACCGCGACCGCCCTCACAATAGCTACCAAAGTTCTGGTTATAGGCTCCGCCACCTCCACCTCCGATTCCACCATTTTGACCGACAATAAATACGGCATTGGTGTTAGCCCAATAACCAGCGCCGCCAGCTAATGCTCCAGCTTGGTTTAGTGACCACGGAGTGCCGGACGCAACCCACACTGAAGCCGCTGATTGGCCGCCAATGACGTATCCGTATCCGCTGCTACCGATTCCTTCGCCCATCGCATCAGAATGACCGTCATTGTTTCCGGCGTCTACCTCCCCAGTGTCGCCGGTGCCGTGTATACCCACAGCACCACCACCAGAGTAACCAGACGCTCCACCCGGACCACCCGTATTATTAACGTCGCCATTAGATGCCGTTCCACCCGTTCCGGCCACGCTGCTTATGCCTCCCCCGCCGCCACCATTTGCGGTTAGCGTGCTACTAAGCCCAGTTCCCGCCATCGTTGTGTTTCCGCCGTTTGATCCTGTGGCATTTGCGCCACCATCTCCACCAACTCCGACAACAATTGTGAAACTTCCTGCGGTTGTAACAGCTAATGAATTCTTTTTGCAGTAACCACCCGCTCCGCCTCCACGCGCAATATTGGTTCCATAGCCACAACCACCGCCTCCGGCTCCAATTAAGTGGATGCAGATATTCCCGTCCATAGGAGGAACCCAAGTCACTGACTCGGTGATGGTTAATTGAGGATATGCGGTTACCGTCGCACCTAAAACTGCCATCTCTAACCTTCTGCCTCCTCTTCTTCTTTTTCTAATTCTGGTCGTGTTGCAGGAAAATCATTTATATATTCGTCGTCATCATTTGTTGCAGGCCAATCCCTTAGTGCCTGACGATAAGTTAGGTAGTTATCTCGTTTGGGGTAGTCTGGCGTTTGCGCTATCCAATCAGTATCCTTTAGCTCTTGATCTCGCCACTCTCTTGCGGATTGAACTGTCTCTGGAACAACTTGATGAGGAGGATCAACAATCAAATCATAGGACTCATAATTGTCCTTGACGTAGGACTCTTCAGCCTCAATTAAATTTGTAACGCCGTCACTGTCTGTTACGCTAAAGCGTGCCATTACAGATACTCCACGATTGAAAGTACAACTAGACCGCCGCCGCCCATTCCCGAATAGGAGTCTGAACTTGAATAAGCGGCAGCACCGCCACCGCCACCGCCATAGGAACCCGTTCCCCCATAAGTTCCGCTAGACCCCGTTTTTTGAGCACCTCCGCCACCTCCGCCGAATAATCCGGGCGAAACGTATCCGCCTGTACTGGAAGCGCCATAATAAATATTATGATGATACCCTGTGCCGCCGCCTCCGGGGCCGGGATAAGAGTTAGCACCAGACGTAGTTACAGATCCCGCTGCTCCCCATAACCCGTCAAAAATACTGGCAGATTGGCCTGTATGCATACTGCTTTCGGCGGCTTGAGTACTCAAGCGATAATTTAACGTCATGCCCCTGTTCACAAAATTGTAGGTGTAGGAATTTGCCGTTTCCCCTGCCGTCCACCAATCCCTGTCTACATTTGCTGTAAAATCATATCCTGCTCCGAAAGCGGTTCCTCCGCCTCCAGACATTTCAATCCCGTTTCCGTTTGTTGCGACAAGATCTCCTCCCCGCCCCCAAACGCCTCCACCTCCGGCAGCGATACATTTGTTGTAATTGCTTGTTGTACAACTTGCATCGCCACCTCGATGTGCTAGACCAAAAATTCCGGGAGCGGCACCTCCGGCTGCGGCAATGTGATAGCCATTGCCGTCATAATTTGAAACAACTGCGTTTCCGCCTCGCGCTCCCGCGACTCCAAATATGTTTCCGGTTGTGCCTACCGCACCGCCAGCACCGCCAGTCGTTGATGGGGTATTTGTGGTGTTAGATGATTGACCTGTTCCCCCAACTCCACCATTTGCTTTCAACAAAGCAGAACCGCCCGAAACTTTCCACGAAGAATCCCCGCCTGTACCGCCTTGTGCTTCATCTCCAGAGTTATAACTGCCAGCACCACCAACAGTGGCAACGTAAGAAGTTCCAGAGGCCACAGTTAATAGGCTTTTGCAAACTGCTCCCGATCCTCCTCCTGCCGCCGCTGCACTGGCTGCGGCGTTGTTCCAGTAGGCTGCCCCGCCACCGCCGCCACCGCCTATCACTGTTACGATTACTCTCGCATCAAACGGACACGCCCAAGTTTCTGTCGCAGTAAACAATATCTCGTTGAGAACTGATTGATTTTTTTGTCCTAAAACTGCCATAAGACTTTCCTACAAACTAGCCCATCCAATTGTGCTATCAACATAAACCAGTTGTACAGCATTGCCTTCTGGAAGAGTTCCGTCTGAACCTGCTGAGTCTATATTTTCTGAATTTCGACCGACTGTTACCGTAGCGGCACCGACATTTTTTAAAATTACTGTATCTCCTTCGCTTGGACTTGCTGGCAGCGTTACCGTAAAAGGTGTGCTTGCATGATTACAAATTAACTGATCTTTGGAAGAAGCTGTATAGGTTGTTGTTTTGACTACCCAGGCGTTATAAGCACCGCCAGCAGCTAAAGCCTCACCAACTGCCGCCCCTGCTCCCGCTCCATCCAGATAGATCATTTTGCTAGAGCCATTCTCTATAGTGACATTAGCCCCACTACCTTGGCTGATAATAAGGGAATAACCCCCACTGGTAGCATTCTCTATAATCTGTACCCGCTTCATCGTATTCGGAGCAATGGTTACTGTGCAGTCAGAATCCAACGTACCTGTATATTTAATACGAAATGCTCTGGCTTCATCTGAAGCTCCGTCTGCAACTGTCGATGCATGTGTATCTGCGTTAGTGGTAATGGCTTCTGTGCCAATACCAAGTGCCTCACCTATCAACTCTAAAGATGTGTTGGTAGATGTTCCCCATCCAGAATCACCATCTGCTGGTTCTGCTACCCTTAAATTATTTACATATGTCGATGCCATAATTTACGCCGCTATTTCTGTCCAATTAGGTGTTTGTGCTGTATCTACAACACTCCAAATAAGTACGCCTGGAGGCGCATCCATTGTTGCCGATATGCCCGTAACTTCTACTGATACTCCTGTGCCTGCCGTAATCTCAACATCATTAACAAGTCCAGATGCAGCAATACCTACGATAATGACTGATCCGCCTGTGCCTGCAGAAACGGTAACACTTCCAATGGCTGAAGTTCCGGCAGAACCGGATGGAGATACAGTAACCCCAGTACCTTCCGATACAGTAACACTTCCAACGGCTGAAGTTGCTGCTATACCAGTAGCTGTAACGCTAACTCCCGTACCTTCCGATACGGTAACAGTACCTCCCCAATTTCCTTCACCCCATTCCTGAGAATCACTACCCCAGCCGCCATATGGTGCGCTGGTTGCGGAAACTCCAGTAACAGAAACAGAAGTTCCTGCTCCTGCTGTCACACTCCCTATAGAAGAAGTTGCACTTTCTCCGGTAACAGCAACAGTTTGTCCAAATGATATTGTTACACTGCCAACGGAGGAAGTTCCTGCCACTCCAGTGACAGAGAAGACCATATCTGTAGCAACAGTAACACTACCTAGGCCACTAGTTGCAGAGGTAATCCCTACATTTTGGTTATAACCCCCAGAGTTGTACGTCTGAGTTATGCTGTTATAACCCTCAAAATATATTGTTACATCAGCCATCAGGCGTTCCTGGTTTAGGCGATCCTAATAATCGCGCTACTGGCATCAGCAGTTGGAAACGTGATTGTAAAATCTCCAGAAGAAGAAGTTTTATCCGATCCAAAATTTAATACCAAAACAGCCCTGTTCGCAGAACCGGCTGTAGTAGAAGAGTTATAAATTAACGCTCCTCTTGCCGTAATGCTTGAACTGGCCCAGGTCACATCAGCAAAGTCTGTCAAAGCCGTTGTGCTGGAAGCTGTTGGCGTAACATTTGTTAGAGCCGCGCCGCCTGCAGTGTAGTTTGTACCACTAGCTTCGTTTGAAGAGCTATACGCTGTTGTAGTTGAATCTAAACTTGCACTGCTTGTATACAGAGCAATTTTAAAAGCGTTTCCTGTGCCTGTTGATGTTGTAGTTCCACCGCCAGAGCCGTTAGTAAAGTTATGTATGCCTTGCAACAATTCCTGCTTAAAAGACGTACACATTGCTTGGGTAATAGCCATTACATTTTCCTCAAAATTTCGGCCAAATCAGTATGGCCTTGTCGTTTAAACTCATTATAGAGTGTAGTTCTATCGCTTTTAACTGCCTGCTCTAAAGCTTGAACAATAACATAGAACATTCTTTCCCTGAATGCTTCAGCCTGCTGCTTGATAACAGGATCAGCGCTATCAGCAATACTAATTATTTTAGAAATTGCATTCATAGCTAATTCTTCTGGGGTATGCCCCCTTTCTTGTGTTGTTTGAACCTCAAAAGCCCCTGGCGATGCGGATATTTCTATATCTAACATAATTATTGCCTAACCCCCGGAGCTACCCCTATTAGATTTGGAGCCTTTAAAGTCTGAGAAGCAACTGCAGGTCTAAACTCAGGTCTAAATTCATCCCTCATGCCATAACCTTCGCCCATGTTTGCTAATGCCTGCATTGCCCTGTCAAATCTTTGCTGGTAAAGCATTATCTCCTCGGGTGTTTTAAGAAAAGTAGCAGCTTCCACCAGGGTTCCATATAGCATTGCGTCAGGGGCATTTTCTGAAAGCCATGTTGTCCCGCTTTCCGCCCCCGCTGTAAGGGAAAGAGGTCGATATTTGTAATGCAATTCTACGTTATAGTTACTATCCGGGGTTGGTGCGACAAGAAAAGTATCGTCATCAAACATTGCATAATATTTTGGCAGTCCAGTAGTAGACTCATTAGGCGTGTAATCCCTAATAAAAGAAACATTCTTCAACAATAAGTAGGAATAATTCCCGCTGGAAGAAATTGCGAGACTATAAGGGGATAAAAAATCAGTAGGCGTTGCCAGATAAGCATTACTAGTTGTAAAAGAACCTATTTGATTTTTTCTAAACAAAGGCATTTCAACATTCTTGAGTATTCTTTCTTCCGCTTCTTGAATAAAAGTCGGAAGACTATTTACAAAAGTTGTTTCTGTTGCCAAGCAGTAGTCTTGAACTGCTGTCTTTAAACCTGAATAAGTAAAACCACTCATACTGTCACCGTTACTGTGCCTACGCTTATTGTAGCCTCTATTCCATCAAAAGAAGAACCTATGGAGTCTCCAGTTACCGTTGTCATTGCATTAGGATCAATAGTCCTGACTACCCCAGACCCAGCTACAGCAGAAGCAGGGACAGATGGCCTTGCATATTGCAAAGCTTCAGGATCTGCAAGGGTTCTCGGAGGCTCTAATTGTGGGCTTTTGGGCTCATAGCATTCAGCGCAAACTCTGAATCCAGTCCACTCTTTCCTTAACTGAGTGTACTTATACTGAAAGCCACATCTGTCGCATATGGCAATTGCGTATTTGCCAGACGCATAAGACATTTATGCCCTCCTGATAGAAAAAATACCCGGTGCAATCTTTAAAGAAGCCCTACTGCTATCCTGGTCTGCCGCTCTCTGAAACTCTTCCTCATAAATACCTTTCAGCATTGGCACCCTATCAGGGGCTCTCTTCAAAGCAATGTAATAAGCCAGCCCGGCCGCCAAGCAAGGATAAAACCTGAATGGCATATCCACTGTATTAACGCTGGCATCCGCATCTTCAATGCGAACCAGGCGATTAATAATCAATTGGTCTGTGCTATTTTCAGCAGCAGGCCAGATATACAAGCGTGGTGTAATTTGCTTATCTAAAAACCATTGAGTTGGTCTGGCTTTAGTTGCTTTGTTGGGTATATTCCAATATTCGGAACGACTCACCTGCTCCATGGAAGTATCAGTTGTTGTACTTCCTTCAGTTCTTCTGATAATTACATCCAGAACATCAATGGTGCTGGCAGATAAATCAATATATTCATCAGCTTCAGTTAATGTGGTAGTTGAGTTAGTAACTGTCCACTGGTTTAACCCCCTGTTTGCCCAATCAGCAAACAAGAGGTTAAGGGATCTCCTTGCGGTAACCCCGTCATACCCAGTACGAAACTCAAGACCACATCTTTCGAATGCTTCTTCTATATATTCCGCAACATCCGGCTCAAAATCTCTAGATCCTGACGTAGCCATTTACCGATTCCTTTAAGAAAAGAATGTGGTCATTGCAGTTAAGTCTGTAACAGCAGTAAAAGTTACATATCCGCCGTTTTTAAATAGCAGACCATCATCTGGAATATCTGGGTAAGAGTTAGTGCTGGCTCCTGCAACAGTCGCAAATTGCATAACAATTGTTCCTGTTCCAGAACCTTCTCTAAACTTGAGCGTTGCCGCACTGCTACCATTAACAACATAGATGCCGCGCAAACGACAACGTGCTGCTGAAATAACGCCGCTGCAACTGGTCCCAGAACCTGCGCTTACATTACCTGCTGAAGCTCCTGAAGTTGCTATCTGGGTAACTGTTTGAAAAAAACTACTTCCTGTAGCTGTACCTGTGTTAGCACCAGTAATAACTTCAGTAATAGCAGTTCCACTTTCATCAGTACCTGTAACTGTGAATGTGATGCCGGAATCATTACCTGCAGACAAAATGGTGACGTTCCTTGGGCAATCCATCGTAACAGATCCCCCTGAAGCCAATGCACCATTAATAGTTAGGTTGGTAGCACTACCAATACTAGCAGCAGTGCTAATGCCATCAGCGTCTGCGGCAGCAGCTTCTATAAAGCTGGATGTTACATCACTGCCTGAACCTTTAAGGGCCATAGCAATCTACCTCCTTCCTTTAGGCGTTGTTAATGCCCTGGATGTATTCAACTGTTACATAACCAACACCAGATGTACCTGCAGAAAAGTCAATGTAAATTGATAAATCAGAAGTACCAATATCAACCCATGTATCGGCATCAGTAATAGTACCGTCAGCACCGTGATGGATAACGTTCGCAGCAGTACCTGCAGCCAAAGCAGTAAACAATTCAGTTGAAGCAGTACTTGTTCCCATCGAGATATTCGCTGCATCACAAGCTGTAGTAATGTAAACAATAATCTCAGTAATCTGGCTATTTGCAGGAATAGTAATTCCTGTATCAGCAGCAGTAGTGGATTGTGTCCATGAGGCAGTCTGTGCCATCTTGACAAAACCAGTGTTTTTTACATCAGTGCCTACAGTTGTGCCTGTAGTATCTTTAATTGTTCCAGCCTTAATCGGGCCGGAAAAAGTAGTAGTAGCCATGTATGTCTCCTGTCGTGGCTAGTGTCTAAGTTTCCGTTGAGAAAACTTAGTCAGGAAATAAAAAGGGGGCTTTTACACCCCCTTATATTATGCTCCTTGAGAGCCGAATACACAACGAGGATTGCTCCATCCGAAGGAGTAACGCTCTCGCGCTTTATAGCGCACGTTACCCGTATCGAAATCGCCTTCCATAGAAGTGCTAATCGGGGTTCTTTCAAAGTGCTTGAAGCCGTCAGGGCAGTCAGTCAGGACAAACCAGGCATCAGTGTCAACCAAGAAGTGGTTAACTGCATAGCCTTCTGGCAGCAGTCCCATGTTCTTGATAGCGTTGATGTCGTTATCCGCTGTGCCTACTCTTCCAGGCGTTTCAAGGAGTCTGTCGGCAACAAACTGTAGTTGAGGCGGAACAATCAGCTTGGTTCCCCGAAGGGCCAAGATCATATTTCGGTCATCAACATAAGTTGAGATGTCGATCAGAGCATTTTCCAATGACGTTTCGTTAAGATCCGACATTGTAGTAGCTCGGTTAGCAAGGTTTCCACCATAGGAAAGTGGGTGTGCAGTGTTAATCAAAGATACACCGTCACCACCTGTATAGCTGCTGCTGAACGCATTGTTCAGAACATTAGCAGCTTTTACCTGCTTGGTGTGAGCCATGCTTCTTGCAAGAGCCTTTGTATAACGAGCCCCAAGGCGGTCATACAAATTATCTTCTACCGCTTCCTCGGTCAAAGCAAATGCAAGGGCTACGGTTTCGTGAGTGTAACGAGCCGTGAAACCTTCAGTGGCGTTATCAAATTGAACACCTTGGCCTTCCTGTTTAACAGAAGCATTGCCAAATCCAACAATTAACACCTCTTCTTCAAACGCTCGGTCTGAAGATTCAGTTTCAAAGATCTCAGCATGTTCGTTTTCATAACGATCATACTCCATGCCAAATAAGGCATTAAGACCAGGCTCTAGTTCTTTCGCTAGTTGTGCGCGTGAAATTGCCATCTATTCAGCCTCCCTTACGCTAGGCCAACTTGCTTCTGACCAAACAGATGATTCTGTATGGTGACAA